ACATATCCTCGAACTATTGAATGGTATCAAGAACAATTCAAAGATTGGACGGGTCCAGATTTGTATTGGTGGTTTAGAGACACCGACCATCCAGTTAATGATTGGTATTCAATTTCCCTAGGAGGACTTGCAAAATGAAAATAAACATTTATATTTTTTGACATCATTTAATATAAGGTAAAAATTTATTGTAAACAAGACCTTGACGACTTTCGTTGTCAGTCCAATGACAGGCAGCTAGATCATTTAACCATTGTTGTCTACTGAACAATTGAGGCTGATTTATCATCGATGTATCCTTGTTAGCAACATCCCAACAGACGCTGCTGGAATCGTCAACCCATAACGGTACGCCAGATAGGACACTGGCAACGCCACTGCTGCTGTTAAAGACAAAAGCAGCTTTTGATCTTCCAAGATCATCAAGTAATGAAATTTTTGTGCTATCACTGATACTAATTCCAGGACCTACTAATTGTCGTAGATCGGCAACTTTTCCCGGATGTGGTCTTAGAACAATAGGTAAATTAGAATATTTTCTTACTTCTTTAATTTTATTTGCAGCCCATTGCGCAGGATCTAATCCTTTCATTCCCCAGCCGCCATCTCGTTGAATTAAGAATAAAATATACTCACCGGTTTGATTCCAGTCTTTTAAACTTAACCCAGTATCATGAGATAACTGATTCCATCTGGCAGCGTTTGAATTTTTATTGGCATACTCACTGATATCATAAAATACTCCGTTGATGCTGTATCTTAGATATCTGCTTTCTTGATCTGCAAATTTAAAACAATTTGCATCTATGGCCATTATATGATTGCCTTGTTCTTTCTGCTTGTTTACTACTTCTTGCCTAAATTTAATATTCACGGCGTGTTGAATAGGACTAGGCCAACCCAGGATAACTGCCAATTTAGCAGGACTATGTACATATTTTGTTTCAACGTGTACTCTTGCACCAGCAGCTCGTGCTCCTTGTGCAAATGCAGTCAACGTATCAACTTTTCTTCCTGGTTCCTGCTTGTTTAGAGAACTCAGGTAAACAACAACATCATTGGTCATCTTTTACCGGTGGGATCCAAATTTTGCCGTCACTATTGAGAATATGCCAAGCAGTGCCATCTTTCATTTCAGCTTCACTAAATTGTGCATATGCCAGATGCGCAGCCCAGGCTTCAACTTCGTCAGCAGTTGGCATATAGGGATTTTCAATTTCAGATAGGTCTTGTTTGCACAATGGTTGAGCAGCGTTAGGGCCTAGGGTAATTGCAGGTTTTCCTAATAACAGTGCTTCTGTGGCGGCAATACTATTAAAAGTTACAAGACAATGTACATCTTTAGACAACGCCATTTCCATTGTATCACCAGCTGTTCTATCTCGTCTACTGCCTTTTAATCTTATAACAATAGGACGATCGCTGTGTTTCTTAATAATATCAAGAGTCTCTTCCATCCATTTATCTAGATCTAATCCAAAGCACGACATAGCTTTAGCACTGGGCGGACATATCAATATGTTTCTGCCTGTTCTAAATTTACTTCTCCGCCATCCTGTGTCTTCGAGTCTGTCAAAAGGACGTTCTATAATAGGACCTAAATTCTGCATGGCATTTTTTGTAATTCTGTGATAGAATTTTTTTCTTACATTACCAAAATAGCCAGTGTCTATATAATAGTAATCTCTACCTTTTTCTGCACAGGCTGTCATATGTTTGGCCTTGGTGATGCCTCTAAACACTACTGGAGTCATAGAATTTTCAATTTTATCGTAGTTGGTAATTGTGCCGCCGCAGCCAAGAATAAAAGATTCCATATATGGATCCCAGCCAAGTCCCTTGGCATCATTGGGATCTCTACCACCATCGACGGCCACTGCTGCATTGTTGTCTAACATTTTAATATCCTCAATTACACTGTCAACGGTAGTGTTATAAATTTTTCCGGACGGGTCGACTCTATACTTTAATATTTTTTTAAAAACAGTTTCAATATCTTTCGGTATGTGGTCAAACGGACCAAACGCAGACTCTGGAGCCTTCTTCAGCGATTCTTCCATTGCTGCGTGTTCAACAGCCCATTGGTACCCGTACTCACAATGTCTGTAATTCTCAAACCAAGGTCCACCTTCTGTATAATGTATTACTTTTGGCGTACCGTCTTGTGGTTCTTTATACCAATTAACTAACCAATTATAGGCATACGATAGTTCTCCAATTTCGTTGTCTTCGAGCCATTGAAATCTATGTAAAAATTGACCAGTTTCTGAATTAACAATATCCGGATGTAGTTTTTTGTTTGAAGGATGTCCGCAATTCCACAAAACCAAAGAACTCCAATTTTTTCTTGGATAGGGCACCTGACGTTGTCCATCCATCTTTACACCTTCTTCTGGAGTATAATCGTGCTTGACAACCATAATTGCATATTTTTCATCAACGCATTTAAAAATTTCAGCAACGTCAATAGTAAAAAGAAAATCGCAATCACAAAATATAGCCCATCCTTGATAATCCATTAGATGTGGTACTAAGAATCGTGTAAAGGTAAATTCGGTAGAACTTTGCACATCATGTTCTCGAGCATATAATCCTTTTTCTCTAAGTTGATTTTGTTTCAACGGAATTACCTCTGCATCTGGCTGTCTAGATTTAATGCTAAATTCACAGACTTGATATGCAATGTCTTCTCTTGGGTCGTATCCGACAAAAATCTTCATATAGTTCCTTAGTTATAATTCTGTTAATGCTGTTAATGCGGCACCGGATATCAATTCTGAATTATGAAATTGCCCGTAGGCTAAATGGCAAGCCCAAGCATATAATTTATCCGCATCTGGATAGTATGGTGTATCAATTTTGGATAAATCTTGACCAGCCACTGGACTTGCAGCATTGCAAGGGGCAAGTGTGAATGCTGGAATCCCATTCATTATGGCTTCAGTGGCTGCTACTGAATTGTATGTTACCAGTGCAAATACATCATCTTTTAATGCTTCTTTTAAAGGCCTGCTTAATATTCTATCTTCTCTCTTCGGTGCTCGTTCTCTAACTTCTACAGGTCTGTCTGTGTACTTTTTAATTGTGTTTACAGTATCAACAGTCCATTGATCAAGATCAATGCCGTAAAATTTGCACGGTTTTTCGTCTGGCTTTGCAACAATAATTTTCCTTCCGTCTTTCTTCCAAGGCTCAATAGTCTTGTTGAATTTCTTCCATCGATCGTCTGGTCTTGGAATAATTTCTCCGTGTTGTAAATCATTTTTTACTATTCGATGCCAGTATTTCCACCCATTGGGATTAGTTGATGTTGCATCATTTCCGAAATATCCAGTGTCCATATAAAAGAAATTTCTATTGTCGTCCCAGCATTGTTTCATAATTTTGTGTTTTAAAATTCCTCTGAGTATTATGGGTTCATAGGAATCACTGTAGACAAAATCGTCAGTTGAAACAATCTTTCCACCACAGGATGTTGCAAGTTTAGCAATGTATTGATCCTGGCCGTCTTTACTTAAAAAGATCCAATTTTTCATTTTCTTTCTATGTCTTCTTCTACACAATTTTCGCCGTACTGTATTTCAATAACTCGCAAGGGTTGATCAGTTTCATTGCATAACTTATGCCATTGAGTTTTATTGATATGTATGTGTTGGTGCTGTGTATATTCACCTAACAGATCCATGTCTGAGCTGTGATCTATACTATAGACTGTGGCTGTACCTTCGGCCACAAACCAATGTTCTGCACGGTCTTGATGACGTTGCATACTAAGACAGGTCTTGGGATTAACTGTGAGTTCTTTAACTTTGACATGATTGCCAACTTCATGTAACACTCGATAGTATCCCCAAGCTCTACCAGTCTTAGGAGCTCGCCATTCGTCGAGTATCCAAGAACTGCTGTTGGCCTTGTTTTCACCTCCAACTCCAAACGCAAATTTGAGATTTGGATCAACCACATCCATCTCTGGAATGTTTTTTGCAGTACGATCGCCGCCATTGGCAAATATCAGTTCAGCATCTGGGTAATGTGCTCTGACCTGATGAATAAAACGTCTAGCCGAGCCATCTTCGTCATCAAAGGTATAGACTTCATCTACCATCGAAAGATTGTTGATCACACACAATCTCTCATTCCAAGGCATAAAACTTCTACCCTTTTTACGAGTCAACCATTCATCGCTGTTCAGCCCTACTATGAGACTGTCTCCCAGTGTACGAGCTGCTTTAAAGTAGGCAATGTGCCCACTATGTACGGGATCAAACCCGCCTGTGACTAATACTATTTTCATGCAGATATTTATCTGCGTATATAATGAGATAGTTCAAAGAGTGGCGTCTTCTAGCCCAGCTGTACGTAGTTTTACAATATTGCTTAATTGCCACTGCTTTATGTCTAGAGCTTTGATAATACCCAACCATTTGTTACGTAGCAGTGCAAAATCGTTAATGATCTTTTCAAAATCTACAACGTCAGCTTCGCCTTCGACAAACTTTTCACAGTCTCTACTGCTTAACTGACGTTGATAGGTTTCGAGATACTTGCGAAAGTGTTGACTACGAAGTCTACGAAGTTCGATATTGAGATATTCTAAAATACCTTCAATTTCTTGCAGTTGGTTAAATCGATTTTCTACAATGCCAGGCATCTGCGCAGAGGCTTTTTCAATGTTGCCTGCTACACGGACATCTTGTTTTGCATGAATTAATTCAGCTTCATAATAGGCCACGGCATCTGGAATATTTGAAATATCTTTAGAAACACGATCATACCAATTCATTTATTCCTCATCTTCGTAGCTGTCTTCATCCTCGATGTCTTCTCCGTCAATGGCATAATCAATTGCAGTATCAAGATACGGGTCAACACCTTTG